AGGACACCGGCCTGCATCTGCTTGATCTGGAAGTCGCACTGCGCTTCCATCCAGTTGCGCGAGTGCAGGCGCTGCTCGTAGACGGTGTCCGTGTCGGTCGTCTGGTCGAGCTCCATCTCCTCGAACAGCCCGAACGCGAGATTGTCCGGGTCGGTGAACATCAGGTACTCCTCGGGCCAGCCGTTGACGCCGACGAGGTCGTAGTTGAACGGCGTGAGGTCGGAGTCGCCCATGATGACCGCACTGCCGAGCGGGTCCTCGCGCTCGGTCAGCGTCATGGCGTAGTCCTGGACGTGGTCGGGGTGGCACAGCAGCACCGGGTCGTAGGCGTCGGTCTCACGGAACCGGCTGTCCAGCTTCTGGATCGTCTGGTTGAACAGATCCGTGTCCAGGGGCTGAGGGTTGCCGCTGTCGTCGGTGTTCGCGATCGACGGCATGGTGGACGTCTCGCCGCTGGCCGTGTCCTCGAGCCCGATGCGGTCCGAGGCGGTGTCGCCCTCGGCGCGAGCGATCCAGCCGGTGAACGTGTCGTCGAGCGAGGCGTCGCCGCCGATGGACTGCAGGTTGCCACTCGAGGCGGCGGCGCGGATGCCGATCAGGCCCAGGTCGTTGCCGTAGCGCTCGATGAACTGGTCGATGATGTAGTCGCCGAACTCGTCAGGCCCGTAGTGGGTGTTCTTGAGCGCGTCGCGCTTGGGCTCGACCAGGATGTAGTAGGACTGGTCGGTCGCGTTGAACTTGACCTCGCCCGACTCCGCTGCGGAGTTCTCGGTCCGCGACGCCTCCTCGGCGCGCGTGTTGCCCGAGAGACGGGGCACCCCGAACTGGGGCACCTCCTGCTCGAGGCGAGCCATGGTCATGGTGTCGGCCATGCCCAGGATCTCCACGCCCTTCTGCATCCGCTCGAGGAACTCTTCGGTGACCTCGGGGGGGAGCTGGAAGCCGTCCAGTTCGGCGAGGCCGATGTCCTTCTCGGCGGTGCCGGCCAGTTCGTTCTGCTTGCGGACTGCGTCGATGGTGTTCGTGCTCATGTTGGGTACCTCAGGAAAGCAGCTTGCCCACGTCGTCCAGGCCACTGTCCTCGTCGGCGTCGCCGGACGCGGAGGCGCGGATCTGGTTGCTCGCACCGCCCTGTTCGGCGAGGGTGTCGATGCGCTCCTCGAGCGCCTTGATCCGCTCCTCGGTGGAGACGTCCTCGTCGGACTCAGCCTCCACTCCGAGGGCGTCCTTGAGCTCGGACTCGGGGACCTCGACGGTCTCGCCGCCGATGTCGACTTCGGTGGTCTTCTCCTCGCCTGTGACGGCGCGGTAGATCTCGTCGACCTTCTCGCTCAGGTCGTCGATCTGTTCAGCGTTCTTCTCGGCGAGGTCCTTCTCCTCGCTCTCAGGGTCGTCGTTGGACATGTCTGTCTCTGAAGTGTCGTCAGTCTCCGGCGTGTCGCCGCCGGCAGCGTAGTTGGCGTCGTCGTCCTCGTCGTCTTCGTCCTCGTCTGGGTCGCCGGTCCACTCGGAAGCGTCGTGCTCCGAGAGGTCGAAGTCGACGCCGTCCTGGTCGGTGAACCGGGTCATGCCGTGATCGACGCCGGCGTCCTCGAGGATGTCGAGGTTGGCGTCGACGGCGGCCATCGCGGACTCCTGGTTGGCCTTTGAGAGCGTGCGGCCCACCTTCGCGGCGTCGCCGTCCGCAGAGGGACGGACGACCCCGTAGCCGCCCTCTTCGCCAGGGCGGGCGTCCTTCTGATCGCTGTCAGCACCGCCAGTGAGCGCCGTGAGGAACGCCTTCCCAGCCCGCGCGAACACGGACTGCTTCCCAGGCTCGCCAGCCCCCTCGACCTCGGCGGCCTCGCTGAGGACGTCCCACATCTGCTCGGCTTCGGCCTCGCTGTGGCCGCGGTCCATCGCCGCCTCGATGAAGGCGTCGCGGTTGCCGAGGTGATCGCGGAGGGCTTTCTCGTCGGCCTTGTCGAGGATCATGGCGTCAGGGACGGCGGGGATGTCCACGGTGGACACCTCCCGCATGATCCCCTCGACGATCTGCCAGACGAGTTCCTCCTCGTCGATCTCGGGCGGCACGTCGACATCCTCGACGTCGTCCTGTTCGTAGGGGCCGTCCCAGCGGACGCCGTCGATGCCGACCGAGTAGCCCGCGAAGGTGCCGTCCTCGACGAGCTGCCACAGGTCGTCGTTGTTGTACTTCCACGACTGGACCCAGGCGCCGGCGGGGGCGGTCTCCCCGCCGATCGTCTCGGACTCCTGGAGGACCTCGTTGCGCTCGAGATCGAGCCAGCCGTCGGGGAAGACGGCGTGCATGATGCCGCCGCCGGCCTCGCCGACTTCCTCGAAGTTCTCGAACTGCTCGGCGAACGTGCGGATCTGGTCCTCGCGGACGAAGTCGTTCTGCAGGTCGACCTTGTCCGGGACCATGACGATCCCGGTGGCGACCTGCTCGTCGTTGTCCTTCGCGACGAACTCGACGTCCTTCTGGATCGCGCCGTCGCCCTCGCTCTTCTTGCTGTTCAGCGGCGGCATGTCTCAGCCCTCCGCATCCTCGTCGTCTTCGTCGGCGGCGTCCGCGTCGGCGTCCTTGGTCTTGTCGAGCTGCTGGGCACGACCGGTGCCGAGGACGCCACGCTTCTCGCCGCGCTGGCTGGTGGTCTTGTCACTCATGGTCGTAGTTCCGTGCCCGGTCGTGCCTCGCACAGGGGAGTCGGGCGCTCCCTGGGTCATCGGCGAGCCGCCGTCAGATACCGCCAGGGACGTCGTCGGGCATCTCGTCGTCGTCCGGTGCCGGGCCCTCGGGCAGCCGGTCGTGGAAGTTCGTGATCTCGATGTACGCGTAGTCCAGGCGGATGTTGTCGTAGTGGTAGCCGCCGTGGCTCGAAGCGTTGGTCAGCGCCGACCACTCTGTCGGTGGGACGTTGACGTAGGCGTACAGGGAGTTTGCACCCTCGGAACGCTCGAAGCTAAGGTAGAGCTCCTCGGCGTCGTAGTCGTACAGCCCCTCGTCGAGGTTCGAGGAGTCGAACGTCGACGTCTCGATCGCGTCCTTCGTCGCAAGGTCGGCCCCGACGTCAGCCCAGTCCCGCTCGCCGATCTTCTGGTCCGCCGGCGGTTCGTCGACGGCCCGATCCTCACTCCCGAACCCGCCCTGGTCGCCCTGGCCGACGTTCGCGACCAGCGTATCGCCGTCGACGTCGTGCTCGTCTGGGAGTGGATCCTCGCCGATCATCTGCAGCGCCCGGTTGATCGGGATGGCACCGCGGACGGCGCCGACCTTCTGCCGGGCGACCGTTGCCTCCTCCTTGGGCTGATCGGCGCCACGGAGCTCGTACTCGATCGTCCAGTCCGAGACGCCGAGAGCCGTCTGGTGGATCGTCTTGTAGAGGCGCTGGGCGAACTTGTGCTGCTCCGGGCCGACGACCTCCGTCGCGAACTCGGCCTTCTGGACCAGCGCGTCGGAGTAGTTCGAGTTGGTGACGCCGATCAGGATCGGCGGCACCTCGTGGACCTTGGCGATCTCGTGCTCGTTCTTCTTCCGGAACTCGCGGAAGTCCATCTCCTCGCTGATCCCCTGGCCCAGCGGCTCGAGTTCGATCTCGACGTCCTCGTCGATCCCCTGCTGGAACTTCTCGACCTCGAGAATCAGCGCCCGGTGGGACTCTGCGCGCAGCCCGTCGAGCATCTGCTTCAGGTCGCGTCGGGACTCCTCGGAGAGCTCCCCGCCGGTCACCTTGATGACGAAGCGCGGGATCGTGTCGTTGTCGAAGAAGTCGCGGTTGTAGTCCTTCGCGGCCTCATCTGCGGCGATCGTTCGGATGGCACTCACCCAGTCCGGAACACCGTAGTCCTGCTCGATCGGCGAGGGGTTGCGGATGAAGATGAGCTCGTTCGCCGGGCCGTTGTCGAGCGTGCCGGCGTCGCCGACAGCGACGTCACCGGACTCCGGATCGACGAACAGCGGTTCGCGATCGTCGTCGGGGTCGTTGGTGTAGACGACCTGCGGGTCGTCCTCACCGCCGCGGACTTCGGCCTCGCGACCACGGTAGCGATCGCCGAACTGACCGAAGTATCGACGCCGACCGTCACGAATCTGGACGTAGCCCCGACTCGCGTGCTCGGCCGCGTCTCCGCCGACGAACCGACCGTCCTCCGGGTGGCGTGGCTGGTCGAACTGGCTCTGGGGCTTCCGGACGCGGACGGTGTTGGCCGGGACGTGGGCAAGGCCGACCGGCTTCCCTTCGGCGTTGGTCAGGACCTCGAGACACTCGTAGCCGATCGAGTGGTGATCCTGCCGGGCGAGCTCCTTGACCTCCTCCGGGGCGACGGGTTCGGACTGCTGCTGGGGACCGGTAAGCCACTGCGAGTCGGGACCGCGCCAGAAGTCCTGGACGACCGCGCGCTCCTGCTCGTCGGCCTCGTCGGCGTCGACGCCCTCTGCAGGGACGAGGTCAAAGCCGAACCCAACCTCGTAGCGGGCCTTCTTGCGGACGGCCGTCGCGTGGGTCTCGTTGAGCTCGAGGAACGACGCCAGCCGGTCAGGGTTGTACGGCGGCTTGATCCCCTTGCCGCGCGTGCGGATTCGGCGGTCGGGGAGTTGCGTACTGCTGTCGACCTTCGCGAGCGCGGGATCGCCCCCGACACCCTCGACGTCGATCGCTACCTTCTGTCCGTCGTCGGATGTGTTCGTACTCATGCGTAGGAGATCCCGTTGTCGTCGACGTCGTCGCCCTCGTCACGCCCGTCGAGCCGGCGGAGCAGCTTCTCCGCCATGTACCACGACGCGATCAGGTCCGGCGTGTGGCCCTCGAGGCGGCCGTCGTCGAGTTCGAGCGACTCCATCGCGGTGATGAAGTCCTCCGTCGGTCGGTGGTCGCGGTAGAAGTGCAGCATCCCGTTGTCGACGAGCCGCCGCAGCCGCGGGATGCCGTTCTCCCAGGAGTGCTTCTGCGTCCCAGTGTCCAGCCCCGTCACCTTCGCGGCCAGCTGGGCGTCGAACTCGATCGCGTCCTCGACGATGTACCCCTGGATCCCGTTCGACTCGATCGCGATCGCCGCCGGGTCGTAGCGCTTGTCGTAGGCCAGCAGCTGGCTCTTGACCTGCGAGGGCGAGAGCCCCGGCTCGGAACGGGCGTCCAGGAGGACGCGCTCGCCGCCACGCCGGCGGAGCCAGACGGTGAACGCACAGTCGTCGCCGGTGGGGCTGTTGGCGGGGTCGTGCGTGACGACGATCGCCTCGCCCTTGCCGGCACGGTACTTCTGGGGCGGATCGCGACTGCGGATCGAGCAGCCACCGTCGTCGACGGCCGCGTTGACGGCGTCGGCGTCGACGAGGTTGCCCGAGGCGCCGATGAAGGCGAGGCAGTACTCCCGCCAGAAGCGGAAGTCCGCCCGCTCGGCGCGCTTCTCTTCCAGCCACTCTGCCCCACGCGCCTCCGGCCAGAGGACGTGCATGGACTGGCCGTCGTGCCAGGGATCCGGTACCTCGGTGTAGTACCTCGTCGGCGGCCGGCGCTCGTCGAGATCCTGGGCGGTCGCGTTGCCGTCCTCCCAGTACTCGAGGATGGCTGGGAACTCCGCCACGGCGAAGGCGGGCAG